AAATTGTCCCGACGTACCAGTAACGGTTATTCCGCTTATTGTACCTGGTACACTAAGTCCTGAGCCACAATAACCCGAGCCACTTACAGATAAGTTTCCGGTAATTGTTGTGCTACTAAAAATTAAATTTGTAAAAATTCCTGTCGCAGCAGTGACAGTAACACCAGTAACATTTGTAAATTGGCCTGATGTACCTGTAATTGTTGTTCCACTAATTACACCGACACTAGTAATACCCGAAGTAAAGTAACCAGTACCGCCTACGGTTAAATCACCAGTAATACTTGCGTTAGTAAACGTTAAATTATCAAACAAACCACTTACGGCTTGAATTGTTGTCCCAGTTACTGTTGTAAATTGCCCTGATGTACCAGTAATTGTTGCTCCCGAAAGAAGAGAAGTAAATGCACCAGAAACGAAGTTAGCCGTAGTACCGCTAACCGTTGTTCCTGTGAGGGTGGTAAAGCCTGCCGCATTACCAGTGATTGTGGCGCCAGAGATACGTGTAGTAAATACACCAGATGCTCCGCTATACGTTACAAATGTTGCAGTTGTACCAGTTGCGGTCGAAGTGTTGAAGATTGGAATATTTCCTGATGCAAATTCTACAGTGTTACCGGTAAGCGTAGTGATAGTTGCATTGTCATTTGTAAGTGCTGCAAATAAACCAGAGTTTCCTGTGATTGTGGCGCCAAAAAGACGAGTGGAGAAAACGCCAGATACAAAATTTGCTGTAGTGCCACTTGTGGTAGTGCCGGTTAAAGATGTAAATCCTCCGGAAGTAAAAGCTGCTGTTGTACCTGTGGTAGTAGTTCCTGAAAGTACAGAATAGTTACCACTAGTAGCAGAAATAACATTGCCAGTAATTGTGGCACCAGAAAGCTGGCCTGTGAATACTCCGGATGCAAAATTTGCAGTTGTTCCGGTAACTGTTGTTCCGGTTACAGAAGAAAAACTAGCCGTACCTCCGGTTAGTGTTGATATTGTTGCTCCATTACCACTAAGTGTTTGAAAATTTATCGTCGTGCCAGTAATGCTTTGACCTGTTAAGGAAGTAAAAGCACCTGAAGCTCCAGTAATAGTTGCCCCACTAACTTTAGTTAAGAAATTTCCAGAATCAACACTGATTGTATATCCGGTAATGGTATTAAAATTACCAGAAACACCGTTTACATTTGTTCCTTGTAAAGTTTGCCCTGTGATAGTAACTCCACTAATAGTTCCACTTACAGTTGCTCCACTTTGGGAGACAAGAGAACCAACAGTAACAACACCAGTAAAAGTAGAAGCAGAAAAAGTGGTAGTTCCAGAAACGGTAAGATTACCTTGTACAACTACGGAGCCACTTACAGTTCCCCCGGAGCCAGGTAAATAATACTGGTTTAAATATGTCTTTGTTCCTGATACGGTTAGTTTTCTATTTTTTAATGTTGGGTCAACTTCAAAAACATGCACAACTGTGAGCAGATCTTGATCCGCTAGGTCAAGACCTGCAAGTTCTTGAAGCTCAGATATGCGTCTGTTGGCCACTTATGAGTAACGTAAACCTATTCAGTTAATTATAATTGGTTGTGCCCCAGGGTCACTTAACCCGTACTTCAATTTGGGGTAGATAGTTAGAAGCAAACCCCCAAACCCCTTGGATGCCACCAACAACAGTACAAGAAATCACAGCAATAACCAAAATTTCAGCAACGGTTAGGTTGCGGCGTACATATACAATTTTAGGTTCCGGAGCTTCTGGCATGTACATATACCCTCCAGGTAGCACGACGGGAGCCTCAGGTGCACGAAGGTATCCTTCTGGACCAGGAGTTTGTTGTTTCATCATGCGAATTGCTTGTTCTTTCGCACGGGCCTTCATCTCTGCTAGCTGTTCAGGAGAGATCCCTTGCAGTTGCTGAGGAACTTGACTGGCGGGAATTTGTTCTTCCATGGACCTAGCAGAATCTTTGCTTACACACTAGCATTAATACAAAGCAAATGGTCGGAATGTCTTACGGAATTCGTAAAGGCTTAGAGGATGTAGCCCATGAACTCAAAGGTATCCGTAATATTCTTGGTTCCATATGGCAAAGCAAGTATCAAACCGAAGAAACTAGCCGCCTAAATCCGGAAGCTTTTGCAGATGAGTACATTTCAAATGAAGAGTGTGCCCGCCGCCTGAGTGTATCAGATCAAACAATCAGGAATTGGATTGCCATGGGACGCACCAATACTGATAAAGGGTGGACAGAAGGAATCCATTACGTAAACATTTGCCCAGTACCAGGGAAGAAAGCAGTTATCCGTGTGCCTTGGAACAATTTAATTCGTTCTTTTTCCAAAGATAGGGCTATTGTTCCAGCGGATTTACACAAATCTTCTATGCTATATAAAACGTCAACTGAAGGAAAATTAGAATAATGTCATATCGGTTTCACAATCTTGATCTAAGTTTGCTCACTTTAGAAAACTGCAAAGAATTGTTGCCTTCTTCTTTAGCTCTTCAGGTGGAAATGTTTTTACCTCCCGAAGGTTCCTTTGATAACGAATCCTTGCAGAGATACCTAGAGAATATTAAGAATTATGAAGAAGAGGACGTCAATTCTGGGATGACACTAGCCAATCGCCTTCGGGTTGCATTTAAAGATATGCAGCCCGATACAATATGTGGTAAATTTCCTCTTGCTGAATTACCCTTGAAGCGACGTTTGCGATGTGTTGCAGAATACTTGATTCGTTCAGGAGAGTTTGATAAAGTGCGAGATGAAACCGGCAAGCTAGTCAAGAAACGTGGTAACTTAGGTAAGCTTGTGGTGTTGTACAAACCACTGCCCAAACTTTTAGAGTCTCTTGCCTTCCATAAATTGTTAGCCAAATGAATCGACGCGAACGCCTTCTTGCCTCAGTGATTGGCCCCGATCTGGACGACACAAAAACAAAAATGCTCGATGCCACCTTAAAGCTTATCCTTGGTGACATCGGCCAACAGTACCTAAAACATTGGGAAGCGGAAGGGCCTGGTGTTATGGTTTTCCAGCCAGAAAACCAAGAACGTTCTATGCTTTTTTTGACACTTGAAGAGCTTCACTCTGCTCAAGAAAAAGAAGAACAAAACAATAACGGAGATCTAGCTGAGACTTTCCGCAGGATCCTGGAAGCGGCACAGAAAATTAATCCACTAGAGAAAGCTGGTTACATAGTTAACGATGCAGAGGGCATTCGCTATTTGGAAATAGACTATAACAAGGTAGATGAAGCGTAATGGCTATTCATGATTACAGGACGCACCGAGAAGATTTAGAGCTGATTACAAATTATGATTTGATATCTTCTGCGCATGCGCTGATGAATGGCATTGACTTGGATGTTGCTAGTTCAAAAGTTGCTAACGAATACGTCCAAGCAGAGAAGTTTTACTCTCCCATGGACGACGGTCTTAACGTCCAAGAATGGTCAGGGAAGGTTTACTTGTTTCCTCCAGGGGGAGCATACTTCTGGCAAAAGAAAATGGATCGCTGGAAGATGACACGATCAAGTTCTCCTTCAATGGTATCTTCCCATGCTGTCTGGTTCCGTAAGCTGTATCGTACGTGGTTTAAAAAAGATGTCAAACAAGCGTTGTATTTTAGTAACTGCCCAGACATGATCCGATATGAACAAAAAATATTTGATTTTCCCGTTTGTATCCTCAAGACTCCTCCCTTACTTGTAAAGAACACAAGCCAAGGTATTGCTAGTCACAAGACATGTACTTCATTAATTGTGTACCTGCCGCCATTGACGGACACGGGGCATGCCGTACAAAGATTTATAGATCTTTACCAAGACAAGGGTCGAATCCTTACCTGACCACGGTAGACTAAGTACCGATTGGACAGCTTCATGAGCATTCTTTGCGACCGCGAAATCAAAGCACTGGCATTACAAAAAGAAATGATCAGTCCTTTTCAGGACAAGCTAATCAGCGAAGTTAATGGCCGTCGTATTTTAAGCTATGGGCTTAGCTCCTACGGATACGATATTCGTCTATCCCCCAAGCAGTGTCTAATCTTTGGGCGGATTCAAAAAGGGGATTGTGACCCAAAAGATTTTGATGCGGATATCCTGACAAATGCAGAGTTGTTGGAAGATGAGAAGGGCCAATATTTTATTTTGCCACCATACGGATACTGCCTTGGTGTCGCTCAAGAACGCATTAAACTTCCAAGGGATGTTACTGTTGTTGCCGTAGGTAAATCAACATATGCACGATCAGGAATCTTGGTAAATATTACACCAGCCGAAGCTGAGTGGGAAGGCTACCTTACGTTAGAAATCAGTAATTGCACTGGTTTGTTCAATCGTATTTACGCTGACGAAGGCATTACACAACTTTTGTTTTACCGTGGATACCCCTGCGAGGTATCCTACCAGGATCGAAAAGGTAAGTATCAAGATCAAAAGAAAGAAGTAGTTTTCTCCCAAGTGTAATGGCTGCCGCACAAAGACTTGAAGTTGTAGAGATCTTAATGAGATCCATAATTTACCAAGAGAACGAGGAGCTTTGCAAAAAGTTTTCCCGTTTTCGTGGGGATGATGTGCAATGGGTATTAAATGCACTTCACCCTATGTTTGAAATGCTGCAAGAGTCTTTGGAACTTGAAGCCTACGGAAATACTACATACTAACCGTAGCTGCGACCAAAGCTAGCACCTGGTTTATTGGCGTAGTTGGTGCTACCTGCTCTACCTATTGTGTCACCCATGCTGGGCAATGATGTACCAGCAATACTCGCTTCCGACCTAGGTGTTTTACCTCGAATAGATGGCTCATCAATACCGGCCTTTTGACGGAATTTACCAGCGCTTCGTGCGGCTGCCATGTACTTAGCTACTTTATCTTGCTTATCATTTAATACAGATACAGAGTTTCGCTCCCTTGGTTCTACTCGTCGTAAGTCTGTGTCATACGCCTGTTCTGGCCGTAGATCCGAACTCTCCGCTCCAGATGTGCCTAAACCCATTTTAACTACCTACTCAAGCAACAAATCTTGTCGTGATAATATTGTAAGAGACATAATTTAGGCCTTATATTACCATGCACGGAGCCGCTGGTTTTCTGGATAGTTTCATCCAAGATGAGATTGATTGCCGTTGCCTGACCGAAGAAGACTTTGGTGCACCTTTGAGCAACGAAAAGGCTGACGTGCCCCTCCAAGATATGTATAATAGGGGTCTGGTCCTTCCCCAACAGGGTCGGGAACGCTTAAACCTCGGTGAAGACAACCACGAATGGAAGGAGATTTCACAGTCGCGTCCGGGAATGACGGGGTATATTCCTTCGATGGAGGAAGCACTGGAGCAGTATCCGGCGTCATCTCCTCGCCCACAGAAACTTGTCCTAGCCCTGGGTTCTCCGTCAATGAAGCGTGGGAGTCGGTAGGACTTTTTAATACCGCTATGGGTATTAAGATAACAACAGATCGTTTGCCTGTAGCGCCAAAGGGAGACCCAGTGGACCACCCTGAGCACTACACAGCGGGCAAGGTAGAAGTCATTGACATACTAGAGCAAGCCGTACAGGACGCCCCTGACCCCATCTCCGGCGGCCTGTTGTGGCAGACCCTTAAATATTTGTTGCGTCTTTGGTATAAAGGCAATATGCTCCAGGATGCCAAGAAAGCCCGTTGGTATCTAAACCGTTTGATTGAACGTCTAGAACGGGATTACGTTTAGAACGGAACGCAGTTTTCTTCGTCGGCTTCATCTTCGTCGTCGCTTGCATACATGCAGGCGGCGGCAAGTTCTTCTAATTCTAAGTTTGTCGGAATCTCAAAGGTCAGATCAATAT